CTCTTTTTTCAACAACATTGTATTCATTTTGAACTGCGCCAGTTACAGTAACATAAGAGCCACTTACTAATCCGTGAGCAGTTGAGGTAGCTGTTGCAATTTGTCCAGCCCTTACAAGGTTTGAAATAGAAATTGAAGCAGAAGTTGTGCTTGGTGAAAATATCCAAACTCTTGTTACACCAGCAATTAATTTTGCTTGGTTAATTAAGGCATTTACATTAAAAAACGAAAAAGGAAACTGTATTCTAAATAGAACTCTTGAGCGATAAGAAGTATCTCCCTCAATATCAGTACCACCAGATAATTCACCGAAATCAACAAAGGCATTATTATTAACGCCAGCAATTGGGCTTCCTACTGTTAAAATTCCACCAGAAGTAATATTTGTATTTTGTCCTTGAGAGCTTGCAGTTACAGCTACATTTGCAGTTGTCCATTGTGCAATAATCGTACCACTTGCACTTCCAGCAGTTCCAGCTTGTGTAAATTGGAATTGTGTTGCAGAAGTTACAGTAATTATAACATTTGAAGCATTAAAATCAGAAGGGCTTGCGCCTGTTATTGTAACAGTAACGCCACTTGCTAAATTATGAGCAGCGGTAAAATTAACAGTTACTAAAGTTCCAGTTCTTGACATTGAAGAAACTGAAACGCTGTTTAATGAAATTGTTGAAGCAGATTGTGTTGTATAAGTTATGCTAGATGCGCTTTGAAGGCTTGTGCCAGAAGGAATGGAAGTTGCAGCAGTTCCTGAAAAAACAACATTACCAGTTGCAGATGTTGCAACAGTTCTTGTAACGCCGTAAGTATTACCCCATCTTTCTAAATAAACGCCAGTTGCGGTATTTACAAAGAATTGATTAATCATTATCAGAATCTTCTGATAATTGTCATAAACTCTATAAGCTAAACCTTTGATTAATGAACCTAAATAAGAGGTAGGCAAAAACGCCCCGCTGTCTGGCAACTGCGCGGTTACATCTGAAACAATCCTGTTATATACCTCTTTTCTATTAGAGGGTAGGTTTAATGTCATTAGCCGTGGTGTTAGCTTGCATTAATTGTGTTTATCCATAAATCATAATACTGCACAAATTCAGTATTATCATTTCTTATAGCCGTAATTGTCGCAGTTAATTTTTCTAAGTCAATGTTTTTTTCAACAATAATATCAATTTCTTTTGCAATTCCTTTATCAATATACCATTGAAAAGCATCTTCTAAATAATTTTGACAAATATTAACTGTATCATCGTCTAATTTTTCTTGGAAAAGCGTCCAAACTAAAGAGCCTTGCTCAAATCCATCTTCGTTTAATTCGTTACCACTCCAGCCTCCACGAGAGCGAGGGTCTTCAATTGAATCTTCTCTTTTTTGGCAATAAATTGTCATCATAAAAGAAGTCTCAAGACCCGCAGTTAAGGCGAAGTCGCCATTCTCAAAAGAAATATCAAATATTCCGTCAGAATTTTTATGTAGTTTTAAATCTTTAATTGACATAAATATTTTTATTTATAATTTTATTTCTGGTCTAATAGTTAAGTTTATTTTGGTAGTGGCTTAATAATATCTTAACTATTAGACCACTACCCCAGTATTACCAACGCCAACTGTTACCCCGCTATGAGTGTGAGTAATAAATGGTTTAGTTTCAATAGTTGTAGTCCCAGTTAAATTGCTTGTTCCGCTAACGCTAAGGTTTCCAGTAATAGCAACATTCCCAGTAATATTTACCGCTCCAGTAATATTAATTCCACCTTGTGCAGTAATATCAATTTGCTTGCTATCAGCTGTTGTAATGCTTATTGAACCATCTTGTTTGAAATAAATTTGGTTTTGTTTCTTTCCATAAATAATCTTCTCTCCCTCAAGTATCTTAGGGGCATTGTCAACATCGTAAGGTATTACATAATTCATTCCATATTCATCACCAACGCATAAAACATAACAAGAATCACCAACAGAAGGGCAAACATTATCGCCAGTTGGTAAAACTAAAACTCCACTTTCAACATCAGTAGAAGCAGGATCTTTAAATTGCACTCTTATTCTGCCAAGTTGCTTTACAAATTCTAATTGTTTTATTTCTGCTATTCTAATCATGATTTTCCTAACCAAAACATTGGTGATTTTTTCTTTTTCTTTCCTGCCTTAGCTTTTATTTCAAAAACAGAATTAGTGTAAGCTAAAGGATTAACCAAGACCATGTCACAAAAAGTGCCGCTTAAACTTTTACTATATTTAATTGACTTGATTAAAAACTCTCCCTCAACATTACAAACCTCATCAAAAAGATAGACTAAAGTGTTTATTTCCCATAAAGGGTTTTTACTTATAAGAGTATTAAGATTTTGTCTAAATCCAAAAATCCTACATCTATATTCAAATGCTTTAGCTCTTCTTATATTACATTCCCATTCAGCTCTTTCTTGACATTGAGAGTTAGTTAAATTTGCAACATAATCAATGAATTTTCTAGTCGGTCTTACTTCATTATCGTAGAAAACTCCGCTGTATTGAACCTTATTATCGTTCAAATTATCGGCAGCAGGTAAGCCATCTTTAGCAACTGAATTGATTCCAGTTGAGCTTGAGATTATTTTATATTCATAATATCTTTTTGAATCGTCTCTTACAATAGTTGAAGTCTGAATATTATTTGCAGTTGTATTAACTCCTTGAATTTTATATCTTTGCAAAATTGTAGAAGCTGTATTCTGTCCAATTTCTCTTATAACAATATTCCCATCGCCATTAGTTCCTAAAACCAACCTTCTTTTATCAGCAAGTCTTTGAATTAGCTCGTAAGCACTTTCATCTTTGCTAAATCCAATTCCTTCTGAATTTGCAAAATTTTCAATATCACCATATTCATTCACAACGGCAATTTGATTTATTCCTAATTCTGTTTGTAAGCCAATTTTTTTATTAGATGCGACAACTTCATAACCAGTAATTACAAGTAGTTTTTTTAATAAAGCTTCAAATCCAATAGGTGTTGAAAAAGCTTTATTAGAAACTCTACTGTCAATAAAATCACAAGGCTTGTCTCTGCCTTCAATAACAATGCTTGTGCTATCTCTTGTGGTAGTAATAGTTTGTTTCTCAATAAAGCCTGTAACCAATGTATTGCCGTCAATATTAATCTTAATTGACTTTCCTTGAGTGTTTATATCGCTTTCTTGGTTAGGAACATTTATTTCTAAATCAAAGACAAAGCCAAATTTGTCTAAATCTGTATCAATATTAACAGATTTAAATGTTTCAAATGTTTGTCCATCAATTTCCACACTTATTTTATTAACCATATTATTCAGATAAAATAGTTAAATTACCAAAGGCGAAAGCAGGGTCTTCAATTCCATTTAAACTATCAATCTCGCTCGACCTAGAGCTATTTGCATAAAAATTATAAGCTAATACAGCGGTTGGGATTAAGTTTGTTTTAATGTTTACATAATAAGGTAGCGTAGTTCTTAGATTTTGTAGGAATAGCCTTGTTTGAGTTCTTAAATCTTGCAATTCATAATAAATCTCTTCATCAAAGGAATTTGGATCTAATGTTTCAAAAGCATTATTAAGTCTTGTCAACATAGCATCAATTTGCTCTTGTGAGGTATAATCAATGTTTGTTGAAGCTAAGTAAGCAGTAGTTAAGCAAGCGGTATCAGTAAAATTACCAACAGCTTCTCGGTTTTGATTTAAAGCTTCAACTCTTGCAGAAGAACCTATTTGTTGCGTTCTATTACCAGACCCGAAGATATTTAAACAAATATCAACCATTGACTCAAAGTTATCGGTAATAGTCCCTAGAGTCCCGAATATTTGATTAAATCTTTGCGCTAAAGTTGTTGGAGTTTGTAATAAAGAAATTAAAGACGCTTGAAAATCAATAATATCAGCAGTAATCGCCGCTGCCTCATCAGCAACGCCATTTATTGTTGAAACAGCATCATTTATAGTAGTAGTTACTTCTTGAATATTATCCCTAACATCATTAAACACTTCTAGCCCGCTATTATAAGCACTTATTGCTTCTCCAAAGAATCCTTCATTATTGCTAAATATAGAATCATAAAGCCTTCCAAAATAACCTTTATTACCCGTTGTTGATTCTGGGAATTTATTAAGAGAGCTTTCAAGAAAAGTAATTGAGAAATTTATAATACCCAACTCATTAATAAAGTCTTCTGACATAGAAGAAGGCACAGGGACAACTTTTTTCTTTCCTAATGTAGGATGGGTTAAAGTTCCAATTCCTTCTTCGTTTAAAGCTCTAATTAAGGCATCACGGCTTCTTTTATAAGCAGATGCAGTTGTTTCTTGAATTTCTATTTCTAAAACATATTTACCCGAAATTTTACCAAAATCTTCAACATATCTAGCGTCAGAGTTTGGGTATTCGTGAATAGCAACCTTTCTTCCAAGTTCAGGAATTTCAGCTCTTCTTGCATAGAAAGTAGCTGTTTTACCGCCTATGTTGTAACTAGCTCTGTAAAATCCGCTTAATACACTCATTTCTGCCCCGCTTTTACAGTTGAAGGACGACTAGATTTGACATCTTGTACTTGGATATTGTTATCGGACTTAATTGTGATTTCTATTTTTTGAGGATCGTTAGCAAAATTGTTGTTTGCCATAGCTGCATTGGTGTTACCAAAATAATAATTTGTAAATTCTTTCATTGCTTGACTTATACCTTCTTTATCGCCAATGATTCCAGCTGCAGTTATAGTACCTAAAGTGTTGGCTGCTTTAAAAGGAGCTTTTACTAACTCACCAGTTCCGTCAACTACAACATCCTTCAATCCTTTAGCCATACCTTTTACTATTTTGTACATTGTACTGTCTTTCATAGCATTATCCAATATGCCAAAAGATTGAGTTATAGTAAATAGAGATTCATTGATTTTCCCAGTCATTTGAGTTAAACCTTTTACCGCTCCAATTTGAGTGTCGTAGGTCAGTAAACCAATCTGGTCTCCAAGCTCTTGGAAAGCATTTGACAGTCTCTTTTCCTCGTTCCTTAGTTTAAATGACTTCTTAATCATTTCCTCACCAAACATGTCATTTAAGACTTGCACGAACTCTCTTAAAATATCAGCAGAAGGTAGCTTTCCTGTTGCCATAGCCGCAGTGAATCTAGCACTTACATTCTCGTCAGTTATTCCTTTTACACCTTTTTTTTCTGCAAATCTTTTAAATGCTTTATGCAACATTGGTTTTGCGCCAGGCATTTGTTGCATTTGCAAATTTACCTCTTGAGCATTTAGAACTTGCTTAGTAAGCATATCTTGGAAGCCTCGCATAGTTCCTTCCAATGCTGGTCCACTCATTCCTATCAAACCTCCATAGCCACCAACATTTTCTAAAATTCCTTTTATCAATGCAGCATCGGTTTTTCCACCAGTACCCATTAACTTTAAATACGAAGGCGCAACATCAGAAAAGGCAAAACCATATTTATTAGAGACGCTTCTTAAATAGGCAATTTCACTTTCAGCAGTTGCTTTTTCCATTCCTTTTACAGTCGGAATCAAGGCAGATAAACCAGCCCGCAAAGAATCCATCTCAACAGTTACATCATGAATTTTTGAAGGGGCAGAAACAGCCATATCAATTGCTCGGTAAAAACCCATACCTTTAGCAACATTTTTAAAAGAAATACCATCTCCGCCTGCAAAGAAGCCCCCTGGTCTTCGTGGTTGTTGTTGTGGTTGGCTTGGTTGCGGTAAAGTTGATTCAAATTTACCAGATTGAGAACTAAAAGCAACTGGAGTAAAAGCTCCGCTAGGTGAATTATAAGCTCTAGCAGAAATTAGCCTATTTCCTTTTATAGCATTATTTATATTTTGTTGTTGTTGAACTCCAATTAACTTTAAATCGCCAATAGTTCTTTGATTAATAAGTCTTCTTTGGGAAGCTGTTCGTAAATTAATCGCACCAGCAACGGCAGAATCTTTTTCAGCAAGTGCAGTTTGTTTTTTTGCTTGAGATAATTGTTTTTCTAAGAATAAACTCTTTGTTTGAGTCATTCTTGTTTCGTGCATCCAATTCTTTAATCTCTGGAACTCTTCTCTTTGGTCTTTAGCATAACTTACTCTTGCTTTCTGATTTTTCTTTTCTTGAGTTCCAACGCCTTTTATTTTATCAGTTATCTTATCTAAATGAGTTAAAAAATCTTTTAAAGAAGATGTGTATTGGTCATTAACCTCTAAGATATAACTTATTTTATCACTCATCTTCTATACCCCCTACTTCTTGAGTTAGCTAACTCTATGGCTTTCTTTTTTTCATCAGCAGCTTTCTTTTGCTCGGATTGGCTATCTTTTACAGCGATGTCATACCATTCAAATAATTCAGGGAAAGCCATATTGTTAATATCGTTGTAGGTGAAAGCATTAGTGTATTTCAAGAAGCTGAAAATTGATTCTCTAAACTTGCGCCTTTCTACTTTGTCGGCAAGAAAGGCAATAGGTCTAAAAAATCTTTATGATACTCTATAATTAGCATTTTTGCAGCTCTTGTATCTAACTCATTAATTTTAAGTTCTCCGCCTTCAACTGGAACAATATAACCTTTTTTACAAAGAAACTCTAATGTTTTAAAATCACTTAAATCATTTAAACTATCAGAATCACAGAATTTAAGAGCTAATAAATTAACTTCTTTGGTCTTCTTATAATCATTATTGATAAAATAAGAACATTCAGATAAAAGTGGATATTTTTTTTCTCTTAGTAATTCAGTCATAATTAGTTAGTTAGAGTTACTTTAGAAGCATTCCAAGTTAATGAAATAACGCCATCAGAACTGTGTTGAAAAGTAGGATCGTTCATTAAAGAAGCGTTTTTATATAATCTGCTTTGACCAGCACCATCTGGTATTAATTTAACTAGGTGAGTTCCATTGCTAGATTTCCAAGCTTGGATTAAGACAATCGGATCAGAATCACTATCAGAATCAACCATCATTATATCGAAACTTAATTCAGCAAATTGAGTTTCTAAATTTTCAGATGGCAAAATGACGACAGAGCGACCAGATACCTGTGTTCTAGTATTAGTTTCTCCAAATCCAGCTTTTTCAACTAAAGTATTTGGAACATAAAGAAATGTTTTACCATCTATCTCAATTCGTTTTGGAGTAAAAGTATCTACCATATTTTATTATAATTGTGGTGTTAAATCAAAAGTAAATGAATCTAATTGACCCATTAAGTTAAATTTCATTGAACCAGTAACTGCTCCAGTTGAAGTATTAACTATAACGCTTAGGTTTGTTTTAAATTCAGTTTCAAGTTCTGCTGAATATTGAAGCACATTATAAGGGAAGTCAGTCAAATCTAACCAAAGACTTACAATATAAGCTCTAATTGATTTTTCGTTAGCATAAGTTGCTAATGGATTATTTGGTAAAGTACCTTCTGTTAAACCAGATTGAGCATAAAAATTCTTCATATTTTTGAAGATATATTCTCTGGCAATCGTAGCACAATCAGATTTATTCAAAGTTTGGTAAGTGTAACCATCAGCAGTTGGAGTTGCTTGTTTGTAAGCAGTTGTCCAAAATTTATTAGTAACTGCAACAATGCCACTTTCGTCCATACTTAAAGTTGAACCACCTAAATCACCTAAACCTTCAATTTCAGTTAAGGTAAATCCTTTTCCAGTTGCAATTGTGTTAAGATCATTAAGCTTCATGTTAGCATAAGGTAAGCCAGCAGTGAATAAACCACCTCTGTTATTGTTGCTCATCATGAATGGGCTAATAGAAGCGTTTTCTTTTAATCTTTGCGCTCTCAAGCCAGCAGAATAAGCTGGCAAAACATAATCTAATTCAACAATTTCGTTTCCTTTCCAATCAGAATCATTCACTAATTTTAAGCAGATGTAAGGAGTAATTACTTTTGAAGCTAGCGTTGCAGGAGCTAAAGCGGTTACATGGTTAGCGTAAGTATCAGTTTTACAAACTATACCAATACCATCTAAAATAGCGTTTCTAGTGTTAAATTTAGCTTCTAAGTGAGTTTTAACAGTTGATAGAAAGCATACTGGGAAAATAATATCATATCTTGCAGCATCAATTTTAGTTAAAACACCAGTCAAAACAGGATCAGTTGCGCCACTTGTAAAAGCTGTTATTGTCGCAGCAACTCCACTTGGTAAAGATTCAACTTTAATTGAAATCCTATTACCTTCTGTTCCTTTATTTTTAGCTGTGAAGGTAACTGTTCCAGTAACATTTGCGGCAGTCACTGGTGAATTGTTATCTGCACTAATAGCAGTAACTAAATCAGCACCAATAGTTGTTGCTGTTGAGGCTGTTGTTACTGCAATTGCATATTTGTTTTTAGTGTAAGAACCAACAGTTACATACAAAGTACCAGCAACAGGAGTTGAAGCTGTAAAAGCAACTGAACCAGTAGCTTGAACGCCAGAACCATTATCGGAAACAATAATTGCATCTAATCTTGTATTTGGGCTTGCTTGTCTAAAAGCGTCAATCATTAAATGACCAATTGAGCCAGCTCCACAAAGGTCTTTACCAACATTAAGTCCAGTTCCAATATTTGAAACTAAATTACCGCTTGTAAAAGAACCAGCAGATGTTCCTTGTGCTAAAATTAAAGGGATTCTTGCTCCAGCCTCAATTTTTTGTAGTGAAGATAATAAATTAAATTCTGAAATAGGATAAGTACCAGCCATAATTATTCTTTTGATTTAGTTTTAAGTGATGATTTTGTAATAAGTTGGAAGTTAGATTTATTTTCTTCAAATCTAAGTTGTTCAAACCAAATGGAATCTAGGGGAGTGTTAGCTTCATCTACTTCAATTTCTATTGAAGTTTCTGCTTTATACCATCTTTTCTTGATATAAAAGTCTTTTAAAAACTTTAATTCTGCTTTCATTTTTTATTTTGTTTAGTGTGGTGAACTAAAAATTTGGTAGTGGTGATACCTTGAAAATAATTAAACTTATAAAAAAACAAGTTGCAATTAATATTAGTTGTTATTAACTTTAAGTTAATAATCACCACTTATTAATATGAACTTAGACCCGAACTTCCTAGCCAAATTAGCACAAGAAAGTGCAAACGAGACAATCAAAAGCAATTTTAGAGATTACTTTAAGAAATTTGCTTATCCGTTTATTCATCCTAGTTCTCCATTAATTGAGACTTGGAGCATTGATTTAATGTGCGAATATGCTCAAGCCGTTGCTGATGGTGAAATTGAAAGGCTTATCATAAATATTCCACCTGGACTAATGAAGTCCACAATATGGTCTTCTGGTCTTCCTTCTTATATTCTTGGCAGAACTCCTTACGAAAAAATCTTCGCTATTTCAAACAAAGAAAACCTTGTAAATAGAAATATTGGTTGGACTAAAAGAATTACTGAAACAAAAAGATTCCAAGAGCTTTTCCCAGAATTTAAAGCTGATGATAGAAAAAATACTGAAACACATTTTAGAACTACAATGGGTGGTGAAATGCAAGGCTTTGCAACAGAAGGAAATATCACAGGCGAAAGAGCAAATTATCTTTTATTTGATGACTACATGTCTTCCACAATGATGCAATCAGAAGCCACTAAAATTAGGCTTTTGAATAAGTTTGCAGATACATTTGAAAGCCGTGGAAGTGTTGTAAGAAATAGCTTTGTAATAATAGAGCAAAGACTTGGCGTAAGTGATTTAACTGGCTTTCTTCTAAGAACTAGAGGCAAAGAATATACTCACTTGTGTTTGCCAGTAGAGTTTGAGAAAAAACAGTATTTTTATTTTGGTGATTTTAAGAAAGAAATTAACGAAGGAGACTTGCTTGCCCCAGAATTGCCAAGATTTACAAGAGAGAAAGTTGATGAACTAAAAAACCGCACCGTAGATACTGAAACAGGAATTGCAAATGGTAAGCAAGTATTCTATACGCAATACATGCAAAAGCCAGTTGCAGAAGGTGGTAACATGGTTGACATGAAATGGTTTCAAAGATTCGACCTTGAGAACTTGCCTTATATGCAATTTGATTCTGTGTATGTTAGTGCAGATACTGCTCAAAAAGTAAAAGAAATAAATGACCCTTCTGGGTTTCTGAAATTTGGCGTAAAAGGCACTTCTATTTATCTTATTGATCGATATAATCAAAGGGCAATTTATCAAGACACAAAGAAAAATCTTTTAATGTTTGCCTCTAAATTTCCAACTGCAAACTCTATTTTAATTGAAGATGCAAATACTGGTTCGTCTTTAATTCAAGAATTACCAAAAGAGTGTAATTTTGGTATAGTTGCAATTTCTCATGGTGGAATTAAGAAGGAGATTAGGTTTTATAATTCAACTGGTGCAATGGCTAATGGTAATATTTATATTCCAAAACAAGCTACTTGGTTATTTGATTTTGAAGATTCTTTAATGCAATTTCCAAATGGCTCTCATGATGAAGACCCAGATTGTTTGGCTCAATTCCTTACATATTTTAAGAATAACTCTATTGATTGGGATAAAATGTTTTCGGTGTTTTAAATACAACTACCACATTTTTCGCAATAAAAAGGTTCGCTTGAGTTGCAAAGAATAAGAATCAACCAAACAAATATCCAAAATCCATAAGTAAGAATACCTAAGATAAAGTACAGAATATGATTAGGCACTTTTTTATTTGCTGGCATAATTTTATCACAACATCTGCAAAATCTTTGCTCTTGTTTATTAGGCATAATTTAAAATTTTTTTATCTTTTAACTATACTTACCATGTTTTCACCCAAATAGAAACAAGCAGAATCATTGGCAATAAAAAATTCTGTAAGTTTTCCAAATTTAGTTAATATTTTTTTACATTTAGTAAATTGAGAATTTGATTTATTTTTACACAAACTTGCGGCAAACATTACCTCGCATAATCTAACCAATCTTTCATTTCTAAGAGTTTTCTTCATCAACATCTCCTGCAATTTCCATTACAGAAGTTTCAAAGCCTTCATTATCTAAAACATCAAAATCAAATGTTCTAAAGGCGAATACATCATCAGGCTCAACTCCATCACCTTGATTAAACCAACCATTAGCTTGGAAAGTATATTGATGCACATAGTAAGAGCCATTAAACAAAAACATTCCATTGCTTACAGAAATAAGGCTTGAATATCTTACTAACTCAAGGTTAGAGCTTGGTTTAAATCCAAGTAACGCCTTGAAGATATTAGGTTTATAAGAATATGCTTTATCTTTGGTTAAAGCGTAAAGTAATTCATCGTTTGTACCTCCACATGGAATAAAAATATAAACAGTTGCATTTTGATAGAAGTTTTCTCTTATTGATTCGCCGTTCAAGTTGTTGCTTATCCCATCCCCAGTATTTCTTTGGTTTTTGGAGGTTGTTTCTTCTCCCAAAACAACAACCGCCCATTTACTTGATTGTCCACTATCAACATCACTTTGAAACATTGCCACCGCTCTTTCATAATCAACAGCTCCAGTAATACATGGATCAAGTCTTGTTAAAATAGTGCCTTGTGCTGGAGTTCCTAAAGTTGAAGTGCAAGCGTAAGTAAAAGTTGTAGATGTTGGTATTGATGCAACAGTTTTATATCCGTTATAACCATCTTTGTAAGTTGTTAGCTGGGTGATTGTGCCAGTTGCTGGGGTTACAGGATTACCGCTTACTTCAAAAATAAAAGTGTAAGCATTAATTAGTTGTTTGCATTGCAAGGATCTAGCGGGGCTTGCAACTGCATCTTGTGTCGCACCATAAACAGTATATGTAAATGTTGTGCTGGTTGGTACGCTGTTAAGTGTAGTAACTTTGTTATAGTTCTCATTACTGGCACCAAAAATCTGCACTTCAACATTTGCGTTATTAACATATCCATGAGCTGTTTTAGTGGTTACTGTTGCAGTAGTCCCACTAATAGTTATGCTTTCAATATCAATAAGCGGCGCAGATAAGAAGTGATTTTTATCAGTATAAAGTGTTTTAGTTCCATTGTAGCTAGATTGATTAGCTCCACTTATTTCAACTGTTGTATTGCCTCTAATTAAAGGGTGCTTGCCTGATGTAATTGCTAAAACATAATTACCAACTCTTGTTAAAGATGTAATTGATAAAGGCACTTTTGCCCCAACAATTAAAACTTTTTCTCCAACTGCTAGTCCGTGAGCTGTTGCTGTTGTAGCCGTTGCAACTCCTGCTGTTTGTGTTAAAGAACTAACTGATAAATTAGTTGTGAAATCACCAGTATATCTTGGTAATATTGCTTTAAGCTGGTTTACTATTTCTTCGGTTTTCATTACTGCCTCGTATTTTTTAATCCATTACCATATCTTAAATCTAAGATTGTAATGGTATTCTCATAATATTCTCTGTAAACTAAAAAAGCATTAGTTAAATATTCAACTTTAGCTTCTAAGCAATTAATTCTTTCTCTATCGGTTTTTGGATTAATTTGTTTGCAAAGCTTGTTATATTCTTTTTCTGATTTTCCTTGTAACTTCTCAAAGTATTGGGCGGCATCAACTGCGTGAGCTGGTTGACAAGAAGCGAAAAGTAACATTATAATAATTGATAGTTTTTCCATATTATTTTCTAATAAATTCTTAATCAATTATTAACTTATGGTTAATAAAAATAACTTACAATAACTATTTTATTTTAGAGTTTATGGCTTGTGTTATGTTGTTCATAATGTTGCCGCGAGCTAAAGTAATTGGGCGAATAAGGTTGTTTCTTGGGGCGATATAAGCTCCGCTTTCATTTCTACCGCCTTTCTCTTGAATAGCTACATAAGGTGTATTTGCAGAAATTTCTAATCTATTAGTACCAAGTGTTTTTCCTCTAACGCTTCTTGCTGATTCTCCAGATAAGATTGCAGAGCTTTCTAATCCACTTTTATTTGAGGCTTGATGATTTATATATCTTCTTCTTTTCTTTACAATTATTGGGTAAATTCTGCCTGTTTTAGGCTTGTTCATTTCATCTTTAATAAGTCCGCCTGTTGTAGTTCCTGCACTACCTGCAATTTCTATTGAGCTATTTTGCAAGCCTTTCTTAATTCCTTGTTGGATTATCTTATCCAGATTAAAAATTGATTTTGGAATTTTAGACTTAACATTCATATCTTGGTATTTGTTAAAGCTGAACTACCTCTAATTGAGCATTTAAGAAGCGTTAGTTCACTTCTTCCTTCGTAATCTGGGATTACTTCAACAATTTCATATCTATTGCCAGAATACTCTAAAAGATGGATTTTTGAGGCAGTGATTGCACCATAACGAATAAAGAAATGGTCAGTAATTTTGCCAATCATATTTACGCCATCAAATATCTCTTCACCACTTACACTTTTTTGTAAAGCCCAAGTTGCAACAACTAAAGTAAGATTTAGATTTGGATCAACGGCAGTGGTGCTTGTAGCTTGTTTTGTTTTTTTATAAATAGAAATATAGGCTTTCATATCACCTATACAAGCTTTAGCTGGTCTTATTTTAATTCTTACGCAACTTCCCATTAGAAATCAATAATTTTAAATTGGCTGAATAAGTCCATTGCTGCTTGCATATCTTTTGAACTTGCACAATCCCCTCTATTTTCATAAAGGTAAGTAATAAATTGTAAAAGAGCTTGTTTTGCATCTTCTGGCACATTTGCATCAGAAGAGCCATAGCCAGCAACAAAGTTAATTACAACAGCTTGTTTTCTAATGTCAATATCAGATGGAAATTCTTTGTCAGCTACTAAGTAAATTGCAGAATAATCAGGTAAGTCTGTAATATAATAATTAGTGGAACTCCAAGTTGTCAAAACTCCGTTAAGATAATATTGAATTGAGGTAATTGATTGTAGCTTAGATTTTTTTAAAATAATTCCGTTGTCATTATATTTCGGAGCTAAGGAACTTACACCTGTATAATAATTAAGCCCATCAACGCAAGGAAAAGAATCTAGGTAAGTTTTATAGGTCTTGTTGATTAAATCTCTGCCTGTTATTTTTTCAAATGTTGCGGCACCAGATTTAATAACGGCAGTGATTAGATTATCATCAGCAGTAATAGTGCTAGGTACTTTCAACCAAGTTTTAACATCAGACAAACTAACTGGCAATGTTGATCCAGCTCCAGTTACCAAAATATAGTTAAGTGGTTGCTGGAAAGGTAGCCAGTTAGTGTTGTTTGCCATTACGCTAATCTTCTATTTACTAATTTAATTGTAGTTGCCGCTCCACTTTGAGCAGTTCCAGAAACAATCTTTAAAAACCTAACTGAAGCAAAGTCAGCAGGGTTTGTTGCATATTGCCCAGATACAGCAACAACAGCAGTTAAAGTTGTCCCATCAGACATTCTCTTTAGCGGCACATAAGTTCCAGCTAAATTGTCAGAAACTGTAAAAGTAAAAGCAGTCCCATTTAATGCAGCATCGGTAACAAAGGCTAAAAGACTAGTACCTAATAAATCCACTGCATTAGATGTTGTTGCACCATTAGCAATTACAGCTTGTAAATCAAAGTTTAAAACTGGTTGAAAGTCTTTAGTAGCCATTAGCTTAATGTGATTTCGACTACAATAGTTGCTCTAACTGTATTAGTAGAGGCATTATTAGCAGTAAAGTTGATATTATTTCCTGCAACAACAGTATTTAAAGCGGTAGGAGTTGTAGAATTTACTTGACCAGCAGCAGAGCCAGAAAAGGGAATTGTAACTGCGCCACCAGTAATTGCAGTTGATCCAATTCTACCTGTTAAAATAGCGTCAGCTGTTGCAATAGCTCCATTAATAATAGTTGTAATTTTGGTAATAGTTCCCGCGACTGGACATGGTAAATAAACTACCGCAGCAGAAGAAATATTTGTCATATCAACAGGCAAATAAACTTTTTTAAGTGATTGACCAGTTGCAGTTTCAACAGTTCCGCCTAAAATCAAAGGATTGTCTTGTCCAGTAGTTACTGGTTTAAAATAGTTTTTTGTTTCCATTATTTTTTACCTTTCTTTTTATTGTTAATTTTAATTTCTTCTTCTTTGTTTTCAGGAGCTTCTTCGGCTTCTTCAACAATTTCAGTTTTAAGAATTATTTCTTCTTCTTTGTTTTCAGGAGAGGAAAAAATAGCTTTGTTTTCAAATTTTGGTAACATCTTTTCTTCTTTAATTTTTTCAATAAAACCTTTATTAGCAGAAGCCCAAATAAGAAAATGCTCTGTTAATCTACTATCATTTTCTTGCAAGATTTCGCCATTATTAAAATCAGCTAAATTAAATCCATCTAAAGAGGCTTTAAATGTTTTCAGAACTTTAAATTTCATAGTTTATTTAATTGTTAAGGGGGTTTTTACGCCCCCTTAGTTTAATTAAGCGTTATTAGTGGTCGGAGCATTCAAAGGATAGCCTAAGATTGCAGTTACACCAAATACAGCAGAACCAGTGTTGTTAGCTGGGGTAATAGTGATTCTATTATATCTTTTAGAACCATCATAACCAATTGAACGCTCTTTATTATCTTGTGCAAATGTGAAACTTGCCTCTGCTTCAGTTCCTAAAAGGAAATCATCAGCAACAGCAGCGTAAGTCACATTGTCATTAGAATCTTCCACTAACACAGTAAAGGTAGCATCAGCATCAGCTAATGTGCCAATATTAATTGTGTATTCTAAAGCATCAAAACCAACTAGATCAACAACAGTTCCCACTCTTGCGGTATTATCGGTGATTGCTACTGGAGTTAAAACTTGTTGTTTTGCAGTAGTATTATGTAAATCAAACATTTTATATATAAATTAAAGTTAAAATTAAACAGAGATTTTTAATTTAGCAAAAGCTTCAGCAAGTTTTACTAATCCAGCAGCTCTTCTCATAAATGTATATTCAACGATACCTTCTCTTTTACGAGAAACTTCGTCTCTAATAACTCTCATGTCGATACCATTACCAGCAGCATAACCTCTTGCGAAGTCAGCAAAAACTACTGGATAATTACCAGCACCAATATCAGCCATATCAGGTATTTCTAGGTAAGCATAACCATTAATAGTATTTGGAATACCAGCAACTAGATTACCTGGTTGCCATAGTGGGCGACCAACACCGTCTTCTTGAGCTAACAAAGTAGCGCGAGTTAAGCGGTTGAAACCATAGATTGGATTATAGCCAGTTTTTAATTGACCAGTTAAAAGAGTCATTGATTTCCAAGTAATTGCATCAGCAATGCCAGAATTAATTTCTTGAGTTACAACACCAGAAGCCATGTAGCCTTGAAGTTGAGTAGGTGCGCCAGTACCAGTAGTAATTTGTTGACCTAACTTAACTGCAAATGCTTCAGCAACATCTTGGTTAATTTGTTCAGAAATAGAAACTCCTGCATCTTCCAATTCTTCAATAGTAACAGGCACAGTAACTTGCATTTTTTTCAAAGTTAAAAGCTGTTCGCCATATTTAGAATTAGAAAGAGAATCTTGTTGACCTTCACCAACCATTGAGGCAGTTAAAAGAGTATTTCTAACTGGAAGTCTAGTTGTTTTAGCACCAACACGCATGAAGTTAATAACTCCATTGTAATTAGAAATTTCAATGATTTTTTTAGTAATATCAGTTGAAAAAGCTTCAGGAACTAAAGCACCACCATCAACTAAAGAATCAGTACGAAGATATTTTCTCTCAGCTTCAGACATGCCTTTAATATCAGTTCTTAAAAAAGCATCAAAAGCCTTCATTTCTTCTTTTCCTGCTTCTGATTTAACATCAAAATTAGGGCGAGAAAGGATAGCTTCACGAGCTTTTACTTCATCAGCAAATTTAAGTCTTTCAGCTTTTTCAGCTTCAAGTTGTTTTACTAATTCTTGGTTCTTTTTTTCTTGTGAATCAATGAAAGAAGTAACTTTGGTAATTACACCTTCGTTATTTTCTTTTACTGCGTTTTGAAGAGCCGATACGGCTTCCATCATATTTTGTGGTGTGAAATCTTTCATTTTGTTTAAGATTGTTTGTTAAAAATATTTTCGCAATTAAGCGAAGTTAAAAAGTTATCAAATTTCATTTGTTCTGTTGCATCACGCAACGATTTTATTATCTTATCGCCTTCAACATCGCATTGAACTTGATTAGAAAATTCTTTTACTTTTGAAATAAGTGTTTTTGCTTCTTTATTAGAGAAACCGCTTTCTTTCAAAATAGACTCCACTTCTTTAATAGAAGAAACCTCATCAAGGCTTTTACCTTTTAAAGGACTTGTTAAAGAAGGGTCATTAAACTCTTTTTCCATCGCAATATATATGTTGTTGATAATTTCTTTGATTTTAGCTTTGTCTGATTCTGGTATATTAACCCCTTCTCTTGCGCCTTCTAAAACTCCAGCAATAGCAAAAATAGCTCTTGGCACAATATGAGGCTCGCCGTCAATAATATCTATGAAAGGTAATTTGTAGGCATCGAAGAATTTTGAACGACCATTATCAAAATACATAAAGTATCTGTTGTAAGAAGCGGCAGGCTCATTTTCGCTTTCAGTATATTCTCTTATTCTTTTTTCAGCACTTGAAGAGTCCCATTCATAATTTCTATCAGCGAAAGGAAAGTTAGTTGTTGGATTAACTGTTTTGATTGCAGTAAGTCTGGCTTTATCATTCATTGGGAAGGTAACAACTGATCCTTCCATTAATTGAGCTTTTTTAATTGCCCTGCATCTTTTGCCTTCAATTGTTTTAAATTCACAATCATCTGCTTTAGTCATATAGCCCATTGAGAAACCAGAAATATCACCATTTTTAAGGTTGGCATATTTTTCAGCAGCGTAAGGAACTAAGAAGTTGCCAGTTTTTTCATCACGCATTAAGTTAAACTTAGCGTTTTTGAATTTTACACCATAGTTATCAAATTCTATTTGGAATTTACCAATTGGCTTCTTAGTATCGTGGTCAGCAAGTAGTGGGTAATATTTTCCAACAACCTCTTCTTCAAAAGCTTTTGAATCTAAAATATCATTGCCAAAATCAATATTATTAAAGGCAGCAACATAGCCTTCAAAAGAGCCATCTTCTTTGAGTTCTTTTACTTCTAATGTAAATTGCTTGTAGCTTAATTCCATAGTGGTGATTATGGTTAATAATTTTTTCAATAAATGCTATTGCTTATTAAATAGCAATTAATAATAA